GCGCTTCCGTTCGTGGTACGCGTTCGTGCCGAGCACCAGCGATCTCATGACACTGACAGATGATCCGCACTATATACTCGTCGGAAGCAAGGGGCAGATCCGTGAACACCACGCGCCGCAGTTCGCTGACGAGGCGATCACTAGTAGCAATTATGGGGTGATCGAGGAGCAGATCGGCTTTTATAAAAACATTCTAGCCGACTAGTATCTCGCCACAAGCGTGTTGTGATATACTCAAATCAACAAGGGACACCGCGTCACTTGCCAAAGCCGACGGGCTCAAAATGGCACGCCGACGGGCGATATAAAAAACGGGGGGACGATCACCATGGCAACAGCCGACGATCAAGCAGCCAAAGACGCAGCGGACAAGGCAGCAGCTGATAAAGCAGCAGCAGACGCGGCGGCGGGAGGCGACGGCAAATCATACAAAAGTCAAGAGGACTTCGACAAAGCACTCGAGGCGCGACTTGCGAGAGAACGAAAGAAGATCGAAAAAGACTTCGACGACAAACTCTCTGCAGCTCAAACCGAAGCGCAGCGTCTCGCCTCATTGAATGATGATGAAAAAGCCACCGAGGAGCAGCGCAAGAAAGCAGAAGCTGACGCAAAACGAGAGCGCGATCTCACGTTACGCGAAATGCGACTGGAAGCCCGCGACCAGCTCATCGAAAAAGGAATGCCCGACACACTAGTGGATCTAGTTGTTGATACCGACGCAGATCAAGTCAAGGAAAACATTGACAATCTGTCGAAAGCATTCAACTCAGCAGTCGAAAAAACTGTCGAGGAGAAGCTCAAAGGTAAGACACCAGAAAAACCAAATGGCGGGAATGGCGGCGCAGCCGACGGTAAACGTACAGGCACGGTCGCAATCTAAAAAGGAAAATAGTCATTATGGCACGAACAGACGCACGAAGCATTTTGTCTAACACAGACGAAGATCAGCTCGCTGAGAGCTATGGCGTAGTCATTGACAGCATTCAAAAGGGTGCAGTCTCTGAACGCTTCAAAAACACCGAGTACAGCGGCGACGCTACTACTGGATCAGTCGAAGTATCACGCTTCGTAAACGCAGCAGTAAAAGCACAGGGAACTGCGCGAACAGCTGCAAAGGGTGACGTACTCAACGACAAGGGTAAAGTCACAATCAATGTTGACGTTGACAAGGAAATTGTCGAAGAAGTCAGCCTCAAGGACGTTGCACTTCACGGTGTAGGCGGCATTGTTGAAAAGCGACGCGGCAACCACTCTCTACGAGTTCTAGCCGACCTCGACCGCACATTCTTCGCTACAGCGGAAGCTGCAGGATCAGAAGTTGTGTTGACAGGTGTCACTGACGTATCTGATCAACTTGAAAAAGTGATCCAGAGCATTGAAACAACCAACAACGACTACGTTGACGGTGTAGACCGCGAACTGATCCAAGTTGCTATGCTGCCAGCAGCATACGGCAAGATCCGTACAAAGCTCGACACAATCATCGGTCACGACGGTGAAGAGATCCAAGGCTACCACGGCGTTGAAGTTGTAAGCAACACTCGCCAGACTAAGAGCATTGTGGCAATGGTTCACGGTGCAGTCGGTCAGCTTGTGCTTCTCGAGCAATACGACGCAGAGCGTATTCCACTTTCAAACGACGTTGCGATTGAACTGTTCTACAGCCGTGGAACAAAGGCAGTTGCACCTGACTTGATCAAGTGGGCAACAGTCGCCTAATAAGCGGCACACGGAGCGGGGGAGCGATCCCTCGCTCAACCTTTACATCAAACTAGACGGAGACACTTATCATGTCAAAGCAAGTAGAAGCTCGCCTATTCTTAAACCTAGGAAGCGACACTGTTGAACGAGTCACAAACCCGTTCACTATCGAGCTCATGGAAGATAGCGACACATACCAAGAGATCAGCGAAGCCGATCTCGAAGCCCGAAATGCACCAGCAGACGACGGCGAAGCTGCTCGCAAGGCTGAGGAAGCCGAAGCAGCTGAACAAAAAAAGCGCGACGAAGAAGCAGAAGCACAACGCAACGCAGAAGTCGAAAAACAAAAAGCTGACGCTGCCAAAAAAGCAGCCGACGACAAAGCCGCTGCAGACGCAAAAGCTAAGGCTGACTCCGACGCTGCTGCAAAAGCCGCTGCAGACAAAAAGTAATCTCAATGGCTGATCTCACCTGTTCAGCTAAAGGTTGCACAAACACTGCAGTCATGGGAACGGTCGAGGAGGGGCAATTCTGCGCCGATCACGTCCCGCAACCTGACTCAGACAAACAATAAAGAGCTCGAGGCTCGGCTCGCAACGGGTCGAGCCTCTACTCATTAAAGAGAGGTAGTCATGACAGACGAACAACGCACAAAGATCATCGGCTACGCACGGGTGATCAGCAACGCGATCCCAGCAGCGCCAACAGGCGAAGCGGCAGAAGATCCACTATTGACATTCGTAGTCGACGACGTCGCTGAACGTGTCATGCTTTATCTTAACCGCGAAGATCTACCCGACAACATTCTGAGAGTGCTTGCACGGGTCGTCGTCTCGGGCTTCAATCAGGCAACCGCTGGAATGGATCAAACCGTCCCAGAGCAAGCCGTGAAAAGCCTCAGCGACAACGGACAGTCGATCACCTACAGCGACAATGTGACTCAGTACTTCGCGTCAGCAGACGACTCTGCGATCTTCGGATCGTTCACTCATCTGCTCGACCCGTACAGGAGAATCAAAGTTGTTAGTCAATAATCGGTTCAGGGACAAAATCGCTGAGGCGTTCTACGACAAGACGTTCACGATTAAAACCCGCGCTCACGGCAAAGACGCCGAGGGTGGCGCAACGACTACGGTCGCGGCGCTCGGAGTTGAACACAAGGGCAACGTGCAGTACAGCCTGAACGCTCGCACACGCGAAGCATACGGGATCACTGCAGCAGTCGACCTTGCGATCACAGCCGACAAGATCGTTGCAGTAAAGATCGACGATGAGATCGAGTACAATGGGATCAAGTACATTGTCGACGACTTCAAGCCTCGCGACAGCCATGTGCTTATAATCTGCAAGAAAAGGGGGTAGTCATGGGAGCAGCAATCGTCATTCGAGGACTCGCTGCCGTGATCACCGCCATGGAGCGCAGAGAGCGCAAGGTCAGCAACTCAGCCGTGAACATCGCCAACAAAGCGGCGCTCATGGTGCAGGGGCAGGCAAAGATGATCGTCGCGGTCGACACGGGAGCACTCTCGCAGAGTATCACCGTCGACCCAGCGAAGCAGATCGGCAAAAAGGTGGAGGCTCGAGTCTATACTGACAAAGAGTATGCACCATACGTCGAGTTCGGTACTGGCGTGCGCGGCGCAGCAACGTCGACACACCAGCCGAAAAGCGGCGCAGTATCATACGGAGATCGAGCAGGGCAGATCGCCCAGCCATTCCTGCACCCAGCAGTGGAGCTCACTCGACCGAAGATCAACAAGCTCGCAGCGGACGAGATAAGAAAAGGCATAAAGTAAATCATGGACACTATCAAGAGCACAGTATACGCGACACTCAGCACCCTCACGGGCGTGTCGGTGTCACAAGGCGATCAGACCGTGTTCAACGATCTACCAGCCGTCACATACAACCTCAGCAACAACATCAACAATCACGACCTCAGCGGCAACATTTTGTCGCAGGACGCCGAGATCAAGGTGGACATCTGGGGCACGACCAGCACAGAAGCGTCAGGGGTACTCGCCCAAGTCGCCGAGGTATTATTGCCTATCGGCTACATGCTCAAGTACACCCAAGACGTACCAAACCCAAGCGACGACATTTTTCACATCACGACACGCTTCCGAAGCACTGTCGTATGATAGAATAAAGTCATAATCACAAAGGAGATTAAACGCCATGGCAGGAACACGCACAATCGGCACTACGCTGACAAAAACAAAGAGCGGATCAGAGATCGACGATCTATTGATCGCAAACCTCACCTCAATCGGTGAAATCGGACTCGAGAGCGAGGAGATCGACACAACGACTCTCGACTCACCAGACGAGTACAAAGAGTTCATCGCTGGAAACAAAGACGGCGGCGAGCTACCTATTGCAGGTAACATCGTGACGGAATCAGCAGCTGCGAAATTGCTCGCACTTGCCGACAGCCGAAGCATGGAAGAATACACTGTAGAGTACCCAAGCGGTGCGACATGGGTATTCACTGCATTCGTGAAGTCTTTCAAAGACGGCGAAAAAACACCAGACGGACTTGCAACATTCACTAGTACACTTCGTATCAGTGGCAAGCCTACCTACACCCCAGCTGCCTAATTTTGGCAGGACGCGGCGGGTGGCAGTACCCGCCGCAGGGTGTAGACCCAGACAATAAAATCATCAACGTATCAACAAGGATCATCACATGTCAGTATCAGAAAAGTTCAATCTAAAGTTCAACGCGACGATCGTCGACTCAATCGAAAAACAAGCGGGAGTCCCGATCGAAAATGCGGTGGCTGATACTAGTGTCAACTCGCTCGCTCGCATTCTGCAGTTCTCACTCGTAGACGACAACAAGGGCGTCGCAGGTGTATCACGATCAGTAGCAATGCAAAAGATCGACGAGTATACCGAGGGTGGATCTGATCGCTTCGATCTGATCATCGACATCACGGAGGCACTCATTGACGCGGGTTTTTTACCCAAGACTCTGGACGCGACAGCGATGAGGGAACGGAAAGCGAAAGCGGTGGAGACAGCGCTCGAGAGCCAGTCCGAAGCCTAGACGAAATGAAGCGAGCCGAGGAGCTCGCTCATCTCAAATCATTCGGAGACATGTGGCGCTACAATGAGTCGGAGGCAATCGAGATCGGACTCGACCTCAACTACTACTGGACGCTCACACCGAAACAATTCACGAAGCACGTCGAAAGCTATGCCAACATAGCAAATGCACGGCTCAAAGAAGCAGACACACTCAACCACCTGCTCGGGCAATATATACGATCGGCATTCAACGAGCCGAACAAATACCCAGAGCAGCCATACCTCAGCAAAGAAGTCAAAATAATGACAGACGATGAAATGGAACGGCGAGCCCTGCATAACACGATACTCCTCGGGGGAAATACAAAAACATGACAGTCGACGAGCTACAGGTACTCATCACCGCCAACGCTGAACAGCTACGTCGCGAACTTGCCTCATCAAAAAAAGAGATCGCAGATCTCGGCAAGAACGTGGCGGGTATCTCTAGCTCGATCCCTAAGTCATTCGCCCGCGTCGGAATGGCAGCGTCTGCAATGGGAAACATCATTGCAAACGTGGTCACTTCGGCAGTGCGAGCCCTCACCTCTCAATTCGGCGACGCGATCAAGCGTCTCGACACTCTGAACAACTACCCGAAAGTTATGTCAAACCTCGGGATCGGTGCAGAGGAATCACGGGCGTCGATCCAACGCCTCAATGACAAGCTGCTCGGCTTGCCGACAACGATTGACTCTGCTGCCATGGCAGTCCAACGCTTTACGTCGGCAAACGGCAACATCGGCGCGTCAACTGAAATGTTCCTAGCCCTCAACAACGCTATTCTCGCAGGTGGCGCGGGTATGGACATTCAGAGCAGCGCGATCGAGCAATTATCTCAATCATACGCCAAGGGCAAGCCCGACATGATGGAGTGGCGCACAGCGATGATGGCTATGCCAGCACAGCTGAAACAAGTCGCCCTCGCCATGGGGTACGTCAACAGCGACCAGCTAGGCGCAGCACTGCGCGACGGCGAAGTCAGCATGAATGACTTCATGAAGAAGCTCGTCGAGCTCAACAAGACAGGCGAGAACGGCTTCCAGTCACTCGAAGCGCAGGCACGAAACGCGACAGGCGGTGTCGGTACAGGAATCATCAACGTCAAGACAGCGATCACTCGAGCGCTTGCTGACATTATGGGTGCGATCGGTCAGACAAATATCTCTGGCTTCTTCCAAGGCATTGCGAGCGCGATCAACGCGGTCGTGCCTTATGTTGTCGCATTCGTGAAAGTCATAGTCATGGCAGTCAGCTGGGTGTCTGCATTATTCGGCGGCGGCAAAAAGCAAGCCGACACCATGGCAGCAGCCAGCAACAACGCAGCCTCAGCAGTCGGATCAGTCGGAGCGGGTGCAGCTGCAGCAAGTGACTCACTGGGAGGCGCTGCAGGCAACGCTAAGAAGCTCAAAAAGGAACTAGCGGGACTCGCGTCATTCGACGAGATGAACGTCCTCAAAGAGCCCGAGGCGGCGTCTGACGGCGGATCTGGTGGCGCAGGTGGTGGCGGTGGCGATCTATCTGGCATGGCATTCGATCCGAGCGAGATCACAGGAAGCCTCGACAAGATCACACCAAAGGTCGAGGCGATCATGGGCTTCTTCAAATCAATGGGCGACGTATTCCGAGCGATCTGGAACACAGAGCCAGTGCAAGCGTTCGTCGGCTACATCGGCGCAGCTGCAGGCTTCGTCGGTCAATTCTTCTATCAAATGGGACAGGCGGCATGGACGAACATCGTCGGCACATGGCAGCAGATCGCACCGAACGTCTCGCTGATCCTCACGAATCTATCGATCCTCTGGACACTGTTCTGGACTGATCTCACCGTAGCGATCGAGACATGGGGTCAACCGATCATCGACTCAAGTGTCGGACTATTCAATGCGATCTGGACTGACGCGATCAGCCCATTCATCGTACTCGTCACCCAAATGTGGGCGGACTTCACGGGCGTGCTACTCACCACATGGCAGAAGTACGGCGCGGACATCGCAAACAAGATCGGCGAGTTCGTCAACAACGTGATCCAACTGTTCAAATCGATCTGGGACAATGTGATCGCACCGATTATCAAGCCATTCCTCGAAATGCTCGCAGACCTCTGGGAGAATAACCTCAAGGGCACAGTCACTCAGATCATGGACTTCGTCGGCAAGCTCGTCGTCGCAGCCCTCGACATCTACAACAAGTTCATCGCACCGATCGCGAAGTTCCTGCTCGAGATCCTCAAACCAGCGTTCACAATGATCGGCACAGTAGTGGCTGGGGTATTCGGCACGATCATCGGCACGATCTCAACAGTAGTCGGCTCGATCTTCGGCATTCTCGGCGGCTTGATCGACTTCCTCACGGGAGTGTTCACTGGCAACTGGTCAAAGGCATGGGACGGCGTCAAATCGATCTTCTCGAATATCGTCAACGGACTCGGCGCGATCTTCAAAGCACCGCTCAACCTGATCATCGATCTGATCAACGGAATGATCGCAGGGATCAACTCGATCAAGATCCCCGACTGGGTGCCAGGAATCGGCGGCAAAAACCTCAACATTCCAAAGATCCCGAAGCTCGCCCGCGGTGGTATCATCGACCGAGCAACACTTGCCGTCGTAGGTGAAAGCGGACGCGAGGCAGTCATGCCACTCGAGAACAATACAGGCTGGATCGATCAGCTGGCAGCAATGCTCGCAGCTCGAGGCGGTTCTGGGGGTGGCGCACCTATACAGCTAACTGTTAAGATAGGCGAAGAAACATTGCTCACACGAGTGATCGACGGGATCAACGACAAGCAATACCAAAACAATGGAGGGGTGATCACAATATGATAACGAGCACACCAATCACAGGCGCACTGCTCACAATCGACGGGACAGCGATCCCCGAGCTTGTGTCATACAAAGTCACCCCTGCGAAGTTGTGGAAAGACGCAGACCGCAACATGCAGGGAGATCTTCGCGCAACATTGATCGGGATCTTCACGAAGCTCGAGCTCAATATCGGCATGGTCAACAAGACCCGCGCCGCAGCCATTGCAGCAAAGCTCAATCAGGCGTACTTCTCAGTCACCTACTTCGACCCGTCACTCAACGCAAACCGCACCGCACAATTCTATGCGGGCGACTTTTCATGGGATCTTCAAACAAAGCACCGCGGACTGTTCAAGCCGACGGCGGTGAATCTAATCGCGGTAAGCAAGAACTAACGCCATGCGATCAGTATCGACAGCATTCAAAGACGCTATGCGAGCCCCGATCAAAGAGATCAGAGGCTCGCTTGTCATAGGTGTCGGCGACGTGATCACCAGCGCGGACGATCTGGTCGACTTCACTATTGACGGCGAAGTCAAGACAGTCGGCGGCTCAGTACTGCGAAAGATCACGGGCACATACCTCGGCACTCGCAACCTTGCGGGGACAGTCGTCGAGGCAAAGGCTGGCGTGCGGATCGCTTCGGGTGACTACGAGGACATGTCTCTCGGCAAGTTCCTGATCACTAAAATCGAAACAGTCAAAGACCGCGACACGGTGAAGTTCACGGGCTTCGACCTCATGATCTACTCGATCTTGCCATACAAGGGAGTGATCATCAGCGAATACCCGACAACTGTCGGCGCACTATATCAGGCAATCGCCTCGACTTCCCTACTCGAAACCGAGACGGCTGACATTCCGTTCAAGGATCTGGCGATCGACGTCGACCTCTACAGCAACATCAGCGGCACAACATACCGCGACGTGCTCGAGGACATCGCTATCATCGGCGGCAGCGTTGCAATGATCGGCGAGGGCGACCAGCTTCGCCTGCGGAACATCAAAACACCGACAAATGCGCTCGAGACATTATCATACGCAGAGTTGAAAGAGCTCACGCTCAAAGACAAGTACGGCAAGGTCAACAGCCTTGTGCTTTCACGTCAACCTCAAGAGGACAACGTCGTGCTGCAAAACGAAGCCTCAGTCGCCGCAGACGGGCTCACCGAGATCAAGATCGAGAACAACGAGATCATCGACAAGCGCCGCGAGGAAGTCGCCGAGGACATCTTCCCCTACTTCGACGGCACTGAGTACTACCCTTTCATCGCAAAGACTGTCGGCTTCGGCTACTACGAGATCGGCGATCGCCTGAACATCATCGACGCCGAGGGTACAACTCGCAACGTCCGCGTCATGGGTATGAAGCTCACGATCGACGGCGGGATCACCGAGACACTCTATAGCAGCGAGCCGTCAAAGACATCGACAAACTACTCGACAGCTGGCGGACTCAATAACAGGATCAAGAACACCGAGATCGTTGTCGACAAGCAGCAGCAGCTGATCCAGTCAGTAGTCGAGCAGATCGACACCCTCGACGGCGTCGTCAATGAGAACTACACCGAGATCATGCAAACGATCGACAACATCACGCAGACCGTCCAAAAGAGCGGCGGCATGAACTTGCTCAAAAACTCGGCATTCTTCCAGTACGACAATGCAGGCATTCCAACGATCTGGACAACGACAGGCGCAGGCACGGTCAACATTCAAGCCTCATCGGAAGCGATCGCGAACGGATCACTCAGCGGCAACATCATCACCCTCAAGGGTACAAAAGTCGCTCAGACGATCCCTGCATTGATCGATCTCGTCAGCACGCCAGAGGACAAGAAGATCTACTACTCATTCAGAGTCATGGTCAAAAAGGGAATCATCGGCACGGCGACTGTCAAGGTCAGCAACGCGATCGAGTCATACGAGGTCGTGATCCCGAACGGCACACCAGCCAACTATCAAGAGGTCAAGTTCGACGCGCTGCTTCCACAAGCAAACAACTACAAAGTCGAACTCTCAGGCAGCAGCGACAGCGACGCCACATTCACCGACGCCATGTTCAACATCGGCAAATACTCGACGCCGTGGCAGCAAGCGAATGGGGAGATCCTCAACACAAACGTGACTATCAATGAGAACGGTATCATTGTAAAATCAAGCATATACGCAGGCGACTACACTGCGATCACGCCGCTCGAGTTCTCTGGGTACGCGAAGATCGGCTCAAGTATCATCAAGGCGTTCACATTAAACAAAGATCAAACCGAAGTCGCAAAGCTGCTCGCCTCACAAGAGATCAGCATGCCGCCGATCAAGATCGTACCGATCACGACAGGCAGCGTCACAGGCTGGGCATACGTTAAGAGGAGCGCATAACCATGGCAACATCTGGATCATTCGCAGGAAATAACCTCGGCAACAATCGCTTCATATACGTCGAGTGGCAGCTTGCAGCTCAAGAGATCGGCAACAACCGATCACTGATCAACTGGCAATCATACGCTCGCTTTACGAACGCAGACAACCAACTCGACAACGGTCGCGTCGACACAAACGTCGGCAACGTATGGTACAACGGTGGACGTGTCAAGAACTTCACAGGTGTCGTCGGAGGCACAAGGAACGTCGGACTCGCGAGCGGATCATTCTGGATCGGTCACGACAACGGCGGCAACGCTTCGGTGCAATTCGGTGTCGGGCTCGACTACTATGGCACAGGACGATCACAGGGCACATCTGGGTGGTGGTCACTTCCGACGATCCCTCGTCATGCGGTGATCAATTCAGCGCCGAACTTCAATGACGAGCAAAACCCGACGATCAACTACAGCAACCCAGCAGGCACGGCAGTGGACGCGTGGCTCGAGACAGCTGGCTACGGCGGCGCCGTGGCATATCGCAACCTCGGATCTGGCGGTGGCGGCAATTATACATTCACACTGACGAATGCAGAGCGTGACGCGCTGCGAACTCGCACACCAAACTCGACAAGCCGTGTCGTTCGCTTCGTTGTTCACGATACGCTCGGCGGCAGCGACTCATGGGTATGGCTAGACAGGACGCTCACGATCATCAACGGCGAGCCCGTGTTCAGCGACTACACCTACTCGGACACCAACGCGGCGACCGCGGCGATCACTGGGAATAATCAGCAGCTCATTCAGGGCAAGTCGACTGTGTCGGCAGTCGTCTCG